AACGCCCGGCGCATCCTCGTCGGCACCAGAGAGGAACTGATGCCGGTTTGGGTCATCCTGAACGAGGAGGATGAGGCCACGATCGCCGGCACGCCCTGGCACAACGATGACGAGAAGATTGTGCTCATGGCCGCCATGCAAGAGGAGATGCGGAAGATGGGCGCGACTGCCTACGTGGTCACGATTGAGTACTGGTTCACCGACATGCCGTTCGCCTATACGTCGAAGATTGATCCGATGAATTTCCGGCCGCTGGTAATGCCGCGCAACGATCCTAAGCGCCGCGAAGGGATTGTGTTTCAGGCCTGCAACAAGGCTGAGTCGCGCATCCGTACGTGCGAGATCCTGCGCGACAAGAAAGGCCGTTGCGCCGAGCTAAAGCGCCTGGACGGCGCCCAGGACAAGTTCGAGGGACCGATGGTCCGCAACCTTCTAGCGCAGGGGACGCTGCAATGAGCGAGGCGGCGCAGATCCAATGATTGGCATCACCATCCGAGAGGACGCCTACAACGCGATCCTGGCCTCGCTGGCGGCCGGCGCGCGTCTCTTCCAGCCGCAGCGCACCATCAGCGGCTATCGCATCTGGCTGCCGCGCAAGGCCTGCAATTTGCTGTTCGACAATCGTCGGCGGGGCGAGGACATCAGCGATACGATCATCAGAATCGCTGAGGCGTGGTGCGAACTGGGGGGAAGCAATGGCGGCGCGCAAGTACGGGAACATCAATAACGCTCTCGTGCGCCAGGGGCTGCGCGAGGATGGCTGGACTCACGTTCTCGTGCTGCGAGAGGGGCCGGCAAAGGGCGAAATCTTCAGCCGACACACGAGCGAGAAGGCCGCGAAGTTTCAACGCGGGCGGCTTCCGCTCGACATCATCGAAGTGAGCATGAAACTGACCAAGGAGGCCTGCAAATAATGGGGCGGCGCGAGTACCCGCGACATGCCGGAGACCCTGTCGATCGGTTTCTCAGCCGGCTCTGCCTGGGCTTCTCCGGTGAGGATTACGTGGATCAACTCCACAATTTGTGCGTCGCTCTGGGGCACCCTGAATGGCTGCCTCTCGACGGTTCGAACGGCACCAAGCGCATGAGCGTGGGCCATGCGCTTCGACGAGCCTTCCCCGACAACATCCTACGCTTTCCCAGCGGTGCGACGCGCAACTTGGAGGAGCCGAATGAATCTGCCGTATGATCTCCTGCCGATCCGCCAACTGGAGGAACTCCTCAATGCGCTCGAAGGGCTCAAGTAGCGATGGCGCGCGGCGATCGTGGCGAGATCCTGTCATCAGGGCGCGACGAATCGAAGGCATGATCCGGGCCTTTGATGATCCCCTCTATCTCGCCTGTCGGCGGTCCCAGGATGACCCGCCGGATCGAAATGCCTACATGAGGGAGTATCGCCGTGGCGAAAAAAGCCAAGCCTACACCAAAGCGTACCGGCAAGAGCACCGCGAAAGGGCCAACGCCCTCCGGCGAATCCGCCGAGCCAAAGCCCGCGCCGCCCGACTGGTCGCCCAAAATCTACAGCTTCAGGAACATCCTTCAGGAGACGGTCTGGGTTGTAGGCGATAGCTGCGTTCTCGGTCACTATCGATCCGAGGCCGAGGCGAAAGCTGCATTCGAGCGAAATGTCGCTGAGCGCGCGAAAAAGGAGAAAGCCGATGACCACGAAGCGGCGCCGTAATCTGAGCCCGGCGCGCATCCCGTGCGCGACCTATGTCGAAGTGATGTTGTGCTCGTGCGGGTGCGGCATCTATTACTGCTACCTCATGGATGACGACGACGAGCCGATCGCCAAATTCGGCTACAAAGCCGAGGAGTGGCCCGAATTCCTCCACAGCGTCGAGCGCCATATCATTGAGGGGCACGACGAAGGGGAGCATTTGCCCGGCCACGCCTGATTGCTCAACTGTCTGGCGGAACTAATTCCTCGTCGCGTTTTCCGGCATCGGAATCACCGGCACCCCATTGATGGCGCCGCTCGTAATGGCGTGCATCATGCATGCGAGCCCGCCGATGAATTCGGCTTTGCTCCGGTCACCCGAGTGGAAGGTCCACCCGATCTGCCCATCGGGCCGAATCCATAGCGTCGCGTGCGCCGCGATCTGATCGGCTTTCGCCTGGGCTAAGAGCGCTTCGAAGGCTTCCGTCGCACGGAAGTATTTTTGGCGCTGGGGCTGTCCGAGCGCGACTTCGGGGTCTGCGAATTCAAGATGGAAGCCGGGATGACTGCCGGCCGGACCACCACGCTGAGGATCAGGCGGGGCTCCGTCTTGGCGACGTCCCTCGTCATCGTGAAGCTGTGATCCTTTAGTTTTCCCTGCTTCGCTGCGAGCCATATCACCACTCCAATTCCGCCATAGCGGCTTCGAGGTCGGCTTCCTTCTCGTAGGACATAAGCGCGCCTCCTAGACGAGGCCACCCTACATTGCACCATTTGCAATGTCCACATCGTCCCAAGCCGCCATGCCCCTGTATTATGTTCATAATGAAATTCACGTAACACACTCTGTCTTTCAATTTGTCCGATCGGGGACAGATAGTGAACAATCAATAATGGTAATACGTTGCATGGCAATGTTTATACGTCATCGAACGTACGTTGTTCATAATAGGTTGAATCGGCTGCAACCCTAGATCTGTCCATGCCAATTTATCCCAGTAGAAAGTCAAAACTCGATGTCCTCTGTCAGGGTCTCCTCCAGCGGCTCTTGGGGCTTCGGTTGCGTCTGGGGGAAGGCTCTTAAAGCTTTTCCCGTCCACCACGCGACAGCCTCGTTCTCGTGACGCCCGATCCCGATAATTTCGAGCGCCAGGAGATCGTCGCGCAGGCGTTGGATGCGCTTCGCGACCATATTCCTGTACTTCTTCTCGGCGATCGCGGCTTCGGCCGTGGTTTGCGCATCGGGCGTGAGGACGTCGGACGGCTGCTTGTCGGCGAACACGTTCTTGACTGTTTCCCATGGAACAACGCTCCGCGTGAGCGTCGGCACGATGAGGTTTGGCGGGACTGGGCCGCCCCATTTCCTGTCCGCCTCGAAAAAGCAGCGCATGAAGATTTCTTGCTGCGAGGTGAGGCGGAGGCCTTTCATCATCTCCTCGCGGCGGATGGCTTCTTTCTCGCCCACGGGCGCGACGACGCACGAGGTGACCTTGTCGCCGTCCTCATTGATGCCCAGGAAAATTTGCGGCAACTCAAACTTTAATTCCTTCCCCCGCTCGCCTTCCTTGGCTTTGTCCAAGACCAGCGTATGAATCTTCGTGTCGTCGTCGCGGCTCGCCAGGACCACCTGATCGGAATTCGCGTAGACGCTCGTGTGCCCTCTCAGTTTGCTGGCGTTCGCATTGAGGTGATGCACGAGCAGGACATGGCACTGGCAGCGGTCGCGGATCGTGGCGACGTTGCGCAGGACGAGCGACATATCCTTGCCGCTGTTCTCGTCGGCCCCGATCGTCGCGGTGGCGAATGTGTCGATGACCACCAAGCGCAGCGGGACGTCGAAGGTTTTCGAGTGCTCGATGATCTCTTTGATCAAATCGTCGAGGCCTTCGTCCGAGTGATAGATGTCGATCGGCTTCTGCAAGAGCACGAACGGCACATCAGAATTCCAATGGCGCTCGTGGTGCTGACGCCAAGCACGGAGCCTCTTTTTGACCCCCTTCGGTGCTTCGCCGGCCTGATACACCACCCCGCCGTAGCGGGTCCGCATCCCGAAAAATGGCCTGTTCTCGGCGATGTCGAGCGCGAGCTCCAAGGCGATGAAGGTCTTTCCCGACTGGGAAACACCCGCGAGCACGCTGATGTCGTTGTCCGAGAACCATTCATTGACGAGCCAAGAATGTTCGGGCCCCGGCTCGTCGAGTTCGTCGAGCCTCATCGCCCCAAATTTCGACCGGACGCCCTCCTCGAAGATCCAGGAAACACGCTTAAGGAAATCCTCGCCGGTCTCGATCCCGGTGGGATGTTCACACAGATGCTTCACGCCTGCCCTTTCTTGAGTTCTTCAAGCAGAAATTTGTTGTAGTCCAAGCCGCTTGGCGGAAACGCAAGGCTGACTTGCTTGCCTTCGTTCATCCACCGCAGCGTCGCCGTGTGGAGGTGCGCGGTGGTCGCGAACCATTCTGAGTCGCTGTCGGCAATGATGATCACATCTTTGATGCCGGCGGGCAGGATGACGCCGGGCTCATCCATCTTAGGCTGACCGTTTGCGTGGCGGCGCGGGCGCCCTTCGGGGTCGAAGAGATTCTTGTGCTGGGTCCGTCCGGTCGAGCGGCCGACTAGGTTGCCGAGGTCTACGGCGGCGGCGAGCATAAGATCCTCTGGTCCGAGCCCCATTGCCCAAAACGAGAGCGCGTTTTCCCAGCCTTCCGCTATTCCAATGGTCTCGGCGATCGGCCCCAGGCGGATCATCCCACCTTGCTTCTTGCCGCGAACCTTCTTGTTTGAGTTACGCGGCGAACCCGTGGGCGTCCACTTCTCCGGCTTGTCGAAGTCGAGATAGGTTTGCGCGAGGCCGATGATGTCGCCTTCGACGTTGCGGATCAGGGCGACGATTGCCGGCAGCGTGGCGAGGCAGATCGGCTCCTCAGCGCCGTTGTCGCCGACGCCCCAGTAATCCAGCTTCTCGACGAAGCGGATGTCGCCTAAGAGCCGCCTGGGGACGTTGAGCCCGCGCGTCTGGGTGACATAGGCCTTGCCCTGTCGAGCACGAGGATCTTCGAGGTCCATCGCGCGCCGTAGGATGTCGCCGATCGCCGCCTCGTTTCGCTGGGCCTCTTCCTCGATCCGCTGCGCCTCTTCGGCTTGCCGGCGGGCATACTCGATGGCCCTGGCTGCGTAGAAGCGCTCGCGGCTCGCCCGAGCTTCCGCCGTCTCGTCGCGGCTGCGATCAGGCCTGGGGGTTCCTGTGAGCGCCTCGACGGCATCCAAGAAGTGACAGCCGCGGACGTGCATCACGAGCGAGATGCAGTCGCCCTTGCCGTCCTCAGCACCACGGCAATTGAAGACCCGCTTTTGAGTATTGACAGCGAAGCGGTCGCGTCCGCCGCACGCGGGACAGGGGCCAACCCATTCCGCTGAACCTTGCCTCCGGAGGACCGCGCCAAATTGCAGGGCTACGTCTCTGATGTCCCTGGCCCTGGCAGTGTCGATCCAGTGATTCCACTCCGCGTCCGATGCCCGCGCCATGCTCCGAAACTATTGTCGGTCTAGCCCTTGCTTGAACGTCGACATCCCCTGTGAGGCAACTTTCCTCAACCATTCAGGGATTTCGCCGGATTTGGATTCCTCGCCCTTGCACCATTCGGCGTGAAGATGGGTGAAAATGTCCGCAGCCGCTTCGAGCGCGACGATGCGCCTTAGCTCGATCTTACCGTCCGCTGAGGCTTGCCACTCTGGATCACCGCCCAGAAAGGCATAGGAACTACGCCGGTCGGCGGCGCGGGCGATCAACGTGTCGCGGATATACACCAGCATTAATTTGCGCCGCCGTAGCGAGTCCGAGACCTTCTTGTCGTCGGCAATCGCGGCCTCGCTCATCGGTTTGGCTCCTGCCCCCCGGACGCATCACCCGATGGCGGTTTTTTGGTCTGATTGTCGCCAACAACGTGGGACGGCGCAAAGCCCATGGCCCGGAGACGCTCCCGTTCCGCGTCGCTGATCTCCCGCTTCTTGGGAACGCCGAGCTTGTTGCGGACAATTTCGGCCTCTTCCTTGGTCGGCAAGCGGTCGAGAAACAACAGACCTTCCCAGTCGCCGTCTTGCGTCACGGCGCAGAACGGCTTCAACGCCTGCTTGGCGTAGGTCCATGCCTTGCCGGTGGTAGGCTCCTCGAATTCTGGCGCCCCACGGAAGTAGATTTGGAAGCCTTCGGCCTTGGGCCGGTCGAGTGTGCCGGGCACGGCATAGATGTGGCCGAGCTTGCCCTTGATCATCCAGTCGGAGCATTCGTCGCGGCGCAGGACGTTGTCGCGGCATCCGAGCGCCTCAACGAGCTTTAGCAACGTTTCACGCTGGCGAGGCGGTGGATAACTGTCGCTCATGCTGGCTCCTTAGCGCGCTCTGTCATGCGCAGGCCTGCGAAACCAATGAGCGCCGCCTCAGCCCGGTTGTGGTCGAGCACCCGGCGGAAAAGCTGCGCCTTGTCCGGCCACCGCCTGATCGCCAGCGAGCGCGCGGCCTCCTTGGCTCCCTCTTTGCCTGGAGGGATGCCAATGATTCCCTTCCAGACTTTGGGGGTGATCAGAGTGTACGGGATCAGGAGCGTCCCGAGCACGCCCTCGACCACGCCGCGCGATCGGCCGAAGGCAAAGGCGCTCACGACCCCCTCGCCTGGGCGCGAGGCGACATGCTCGACGAAGGCCGTGCGGCCCTTCCAATGGAGGGGATCGCGGACGGAAAAGTCGAGGAAGACGTCGGCGAGAAGGCGCGGATTGACCGCCCGGCGCCCTGCCGGGCCATCGTTGAGGCAGGGCATGTCCCTCACGTCGAGGAGTTCGCCGTGGTCGTCCAATAGGGCAACGGCCCCCGTGGAGCCGATATCTATACCACAAATCACTGACGGTCTCCTTTACTAGAGACGCACTTCCAGCTGTTGTGATTGGAAATATCGTACACTAATTGGCGTGTTACGCCATATTCGTCCGCGATAGCTTGGGGTATGCCTTTTTTGAGGCGGCCAGTTGCGGAACGCGGAGCTAGCGCAATCGCTCGTGATACACACGCTACCGTTTCATTGGAATAAAGTGCATGAGGGTGACGCTCGCCTTCTTGCGACGTACCGTGCTTATACTTATGAGACATATTCTCGTATTGCGTTGTTTGTAAAAGATTGCTGTAGTGATTGTTAGCGGGATTTCCGTCCAAGTGACAGACAACCATATCGTTAATCAGAGGCCCGCAGAACGCTTGATAAACCAGCCGATGAACGAGGTAATGGTGTTTCTTAATAGATAAACTTAAATGGCCGCTTTTTAGGCGATACGGTTTGATACGGCACCATTGAGACCGTTCAGGGTGGGTGGCGTTGATTCGCGTCCGCACATCACCCCGCCCCGACACATAATAGTTCGGCGCAGTCGGAATCGCTCGCCATTCAGAGGAATCGCTGATGATCATAGCCGCATCTATTCGGCGGCGGCGTCGCGGGGCTCTTCCGGCTCCTCATCCCGCACAAACGGGACATCGGGCGTGTCATCGATGAAATCGGGGGGCGGTTCCGAGCGCTTGCGATTGCGCTTTCCCGTCTCCGCCGTCTTCTTGATCGCCTCCCTGGCCTCCTGAACGGCGGCGCGGCCCAGGAGCGTATCGGCGAAGCTGCCGAGTTGGCGCTGGAGGAGATCGAGCGCGTCCTGAACGATGGTTTCGAGTTCGTCTTCCAGCGCCTCCGCCTTGCGGATGAACTCGCGCTGTTTGACCGTGATTTTCAACGCCTTCCGCTCGAAATTCATGCGCTCGACGGCGTCGTCGATGATTTCCTTGATCCTGTCGTGGTGAGGCCTGCACCGCGACATGTAGAGCGCCCTTTCGGAGCGCAAGTCCGCCATCTTGGCCTCGATAGCAGCGACAACACTTTCAGTTTGGGCTTCGGTTGGTCCGTTATGCCCGGCTTCTAGCTGCGGCTGGGGGTTCATGGGCTTCCCTTGTGTTTCGCGTTTTTGGAGCGACGCCATAGAGGTCATTCGCCGTGACGTGTCCGTTGGTCGCGGCAATGATTATGAGCATATTCGCTTTTTTGGGGATCGTTTTCCCGGTGGAAATCCTGAAGATCGTAGTCGGGTGCAAGCCGGTTCGTTTCGCGAACTCCTCCCCGCTTTCGTTGTGTTTAATTAGATATTCGGTGAGCGTCATCCCGCTATTATGGGCCGGGGTCGATTGCAGTCAATGCAAAAACCTCTTGACGCGCCATTGCACCAACTGCAATCTTCGATTCTGCAATCGGCTGTCCCCGGGCCGGACGAGAGCGGCTTTCGGGAGCGGTTCTCGCGTAGGCTAAATCGCGAGCGTCGGGGCCAGCCGGTCCAGGGAGGCGGGGGCGGTCACATTCGGGGCCGCCCCCGACGGACAGATAAAGGAGGTTTTACCAGATGGTACGGTTTCGTTTTTCGTGCATCGTCGAGCCTATGAAACTGGGGCAGATGGTCGCCCTCCTCTACAACCAAGAGGTGGACTTCGACCCCGAGGTCATGATCGTCCCCGAGCGCCGCCTTGGTCACCATCCGCAAGTCCATGACGTGCGAACGGCGGTGCCGCTCAAGCCGACGAGGAAAGGCCCCGTCAAGCGCAGCCCCACCGTTCGCGAGCACTCGCTCAAGCGGATCGATGTCCTCGAAAGCTATATGAAGTCCGGTCCTAAGACCTTCGCCGAAATGGGAGAAGCGCTGGAGATGGCTGGCTTCCGAAAGGCCTCGCTCAACAACATGCTTGGCCCGCTCCGGCGCGCCGGCCGCCTAGTGAACGATGGCGGCATGTGGAAGTGGGTTCCAACGGCATCGGCCGCTGCGTGATCAATTATGATACACTCATGGGAGATAACCGATCGAGATACTTGGTTAGCGCGTAGGGGGAAAAATATTAACGCCTCAGAAGTCGCCGCCTTATTCGGCCAGCGCGTACATCCATTTTTGACGCCGCTAAAACTGTTTGCGCTAAAGTCTGGCATTCTTACGGAAGAAGGTGATAGTCCTACAAAGAGACGTGGTCGTTATTTCGAGCCCGTGGTCGCTGATATTCTTCGCGAAGATTACCCCGATTGGACGATCACAAAGCATACATCCTATTTTTGGGATGAGGAAAAACGGTTAGGAGCTACCCCCGATTTCTGGGCTACCCGGCCTCTTGCATATGGTCCGCTGACCATTCAAGTGAAAACAGTAGGGCAGTTCGCCTTTCGCCGCCATTGGCACACACCTGAAGGCGAAATTGCAGTTCCGCTCTGGGTGGCCGTGCAAGCGAATGTCGAGGCTTACTTAACCGGAGCAGCTGAAGCCGGCGTAGCCGCGCTGCGCCTGGGCGACGGGGGGTTGGATGTCCTCTACGTCGACATCCCGCTGAAGCTGCCCTTGATCAGGAAAATCGAGGAACTCGCCGACGAGTTCTGGCTCCGGATCAAGGAGAATCGCCCCTACGAGCCGGAACTGCCCGGGCGTGATCGGCAGTTGGTGATGGATCTGTGGGAGCCCGGTCCTGCGGTCGATCTCAGCCACGACGACGAGTTCACGTCCTTGGTGTTCGCGCGCGAGGGGTTGATGAAGATCGAGCGCGACGCGCGGACGGCGAACGAGCAGCGCAAACAGGTCGACGCGCAGTTGATTCGCCGCATGGGCAATTCCTCGCGCGCAATCGTGGATGGCGGCGCTGAGGTGATGGTGGCGATGATCGACAAGAAATCCTACACCGTGCGAGCGCAGCACTATCCCCTTATCCGGCTCAAGCCCCCAAAGGTGACGAATGACTGAAGCAGAGGATCGCATTTCGCAGCGGATCGATAAATCAGTCACCAGCGTCGTTCCAGTTACCAAGAGCCAAGCCGCCGGCCTGTCCATGGAGACGCTGGCCCAAGTGATGGAATTCGCCAAGCTGATGGCCATCTCCGACGTCGCCGTGCCCAAGTACTTGCGCGGCAATCCAGGCGCTTGCTTGGCGATCGCCACACAAGCGTTGGAATGGAGGATGTCGCCCTTTTCCGTGGCCAATAAGTCATACAACGTCAACGACCGGATCGCCTATGAGGCGCAGCTTATCAATGCCGTGGTCTTGAGCCGAGCGCCGATTAAGGGGCGGTTCGAGGTAAAATATGAAGGCGCGGGCGATCATCGAGTTTGCATTGTCTCGGTGCAGCCAAAAGTTGGCGAGCGGATCGAGCACGCTTCGCCGCCTAGGGAGAAGATCACGCCGAAGAACTCGCCTTTGTGGAAATCCGATCCGGACCAGCAACAATTCTATTACACCAGCCGCGCGTTGTGCCGGCGCTATTTCCCGGATGTTTTGTTGGGTGTATACGCGGACGACGAATTGCCGACAATCGACGTCATGTCTGAGAAGGTGCCGCGCGTCGAAGCTCCACGCGACCTGTCGGACAGATTAGACGCCCTCGTCGATGACGGGGCTGACTATTCCTCCGGCGACGAGCACGCCTCCGGAGGAACGGGCGAGACGATCGACCAGGGCGGTCCATTGTCGTCCCCTGGTGCGGAGGTCTCGTCCCACGCGGACGCGACTCCTAGCGCGTCCGACAGGCCGCCAGGGACCCAACCTCAGCCCCCCAGCGAGGCCCCTGGCGGCTCCCCTGGTAAGCGCAAGCGCGACAAAGAACCAGACTTGCTCGCGCCCTCGCTGAGTGAGCGCGGCCTTGCGCTCGCGAACAAAGGCTCGAAGCCGCTCGAAGACTGGATCGCGACTATGCCGGCGGATGACATGGCGCGCGTCTCGCTCGCGCAAATGACCGAGTGGCGCAACATCGCAAAACAGGTGCAAGATGGCGCTAACCCGTGAGATGTACATCTTCAACCTCAAGGTCGGCGCCCTCGACTTGGCCCGCGTCGGCGAACTGAAACTCGCCGTCGAAGCCATGACCGCCGGGCTGATGAGGCGTGAAGACACGCGCACGCACCATGCCGATACGACCAAGGGCATGCTCCTCGCGATGGACGGGAAGCAAAAAGACGTCATCGACTGGATCGAGGGAATACGGTGACTGGCGATGCAGGAGCAGAACCGGCTCCTGCATATGATGATCGATGTGCCGGTTCAAAAAGCGAAGGGAGACTAGGATGAGCATGACTGGACTGATGGCGTTGGTTGCAGCGGTCCCCGCTGTGATCAGGAAGAAGAAGGACGGCGTTGCCGCCCGGCAGATGAAGGTGATCGCGAAGCTGAAGGAGCGCGTCGCCAAGCTGAAGAATGAGCGCGACGAGCTCAAGGCAACCCTCAAGGACGAGCACCGCCGCTCTGCGCGGCTTGCCAGCGATCTCGCGGGCGAGCGGGAGCGCCGGATTGCGGGGGAGAGCGCCCACGGCGGGCTGGTTCAATTGCTCGCCCACGCGGATTTTCAAATCCGCGAACTCCGGAACGCGATGCCGATGCCGCAATGGCCGCCCCAGATATGGCCCTACCCAGGTGATCCCCCGGCGATGCTGGCGGCTCAAGGAATCCCCTATCAGGCACCTTCCGCGGAAATCTTGGAATTGCAGCAAGCGCGCCCCCGAGGCGAAGATCTTGTGCGCTCGTTCTGCACTTGCGTGCCCGGCCGGCACGCGACGTTCGTCGATCCGCTCCTGCGGCAGGCGCGCGAGGCCGAGCAGAGGGTTATGGCGCACTATGGGAGCTTTCGCGTGCCGCCGGATGGCGCAGTCGCCGTGAGCATCCCTGGTGAGCCTCAGCTTCGCCAGGAGAGCGAAGCCGAGTGGCGTGACCGGATGGTGGGGCAAATCAATGCCCGTGAAAACGGGTGAGGTTGCCATGGCTCCGATAAAGCATGGTCAGTCAAAACGTGCAGGGAGAACGCCAGAGTATGGTGTTTGGAGATCCATGCTTCATCGGTGTTCAAACCCAACCGATCTGGAGTATGCGCGTTATGGGGGGCGAGGGATCAAGGTCTGCGAGCGGTGGCGTTCATTCGCCAATTTCTTTGCGGACATGGGTGCGCGCCCAAGTCCACGACACAGCATCGACCGGGAGGACAATGATGGCGACTATGAGGCAAGCAATTGCCGTTGGGCCACTGCTAAAGAACAAGCGGCGAATCGGCGACGTCGCGTCGATTCACCCGATCTTACAGGTCGTCGCTTTGGGCGGTGGTTGGTGGTTGAGGAGAAAGCCGAACGTTACGTGCTTTGCCGTTGCGAATGCGGCGTGGAAAAGCAAATTCGCAAGGATTACTTATTGCTCAGGAAGCATGCTGTTGATTGCAACCATGCCACTTAGCGCGCGATGTCATCATTATAGGTATTGGGCATTCAAATTTCCACAGTCTTGTTCATCAATCGCTCTAGCGCATCCTATTCTACTATTTCCCCCCAAGCGAAATGACGACATTCCGCTGCCGGGGCTCGACTTCGTCCCGGTCGACGAGCCGGACGATGAAACGCGCGGACGCATCCTGCTCCGCGCCGCACTAGGAGGCCGACAATGAATGTAGTTTTTCAGATCATCCTTATCTGTTCCAGCACCGTGCCTTACGGCGCCTGCGCCCGTGAGACGGCGGACAAGGTCATCAACTACATGTGGCAGGCCAGCCCCGCCATATGCCTCTACAATCGCGGCGCGGAGGAAATCCTCGCCATCACCTGGGTTGGCCGACGCGACGATCAGTACGTCCATGTCGTTTGCGAACCGGCGACGGTGCGCGCGGCGAACTAATCACCCCCGCGTTCCGAAAGGAGAATCCAACTTTCGGCGTCCCGACGTTGCACGGGTATCGAAAGCGATGGGGTGAACGAGAGGGGGCCGGTTTCATCACGACCCGGCCCCCTCAAGGCTTACGATCGCTCAATATTAGGCAATCATGATGTGGTGGGTACTTTTCATCTTTGGCGCGTGGTTCGTCATCTCTATCCCGGTTGGGATTTGGGTGGGGCGGCGATTGTGCTGGATAAGGGAGACGACAACCCGCCCGATCGACGAGGAAGTGGTGCCCGGGGATGGAGTCGAACCACCGACGCGCCGGCCTTCAACCGGCCGCTCTACCGACTGAGCTACCTGGGCCTTTTTGCACTTCTGCCAGAACTGGCACTCGTCACACGGCTTGCCCGTGACGCCGCAGATCCTGATAATCATTAGATCGCGTCGATCCGCGCCACATAGCCGAGAAACTGAACGTGCTCGCCGTTGCGCCGGCTGATGATCGACGTGGGCTTGTGCCACATGTCGATGGCGGCCGCGATGTCATTCGGATCAGCCATATCGTTGAATAGCTGAACGAACGTGCTTCCGGAAAATCCGGAAATTCCGATATTGAAGCAGATCGAGACGAAAGCATCGAACTCACGCTGAAGCATCGGTGCCGTCACGGCGTCGCGCACGCCTTGCTCGAATGTGTCCAAATCAGCGTCGAAAATCGCAAGGGCGGTTTCCTCTGTTATCACCATGCCATCGCACGGGACCGGCGGCGAGCCCGCGAGTTCCGAGTGCCCATAGCCGATCGTCCAGTAGCCCTGGTCGTCTTGGTAGGCTTCGAGTTTACAGCCCTCTCGATCACCCAAGACCTCGACGCCAAAGTCGGAGATCGCGTCGGCGTTCGCTTCCTCCGTCTCGTCCTTTTCGCGGCCTTTGCGCAGCCGGCGTTTCGCGGCCCACTTCAGAAGATCGGTCATTTGCTGGTCGCCTTGCTGATCATTTGTTCGATCTCTTGGCAATCTTCCTTCGTGGTGATGAAGGACTTGTTTGTCATCACGAGCACGCAATGGACCGTTGAAAGCCAGTGGCCTTCGCGCGGATCGCGCACACTGGAAATCTCAGCGATGTTCACGTCAATCGCGTATCCATCGGGCGCGTGCAGATAAACGAATACCGGCGGCGGGTCAGCCGGCTGCGCCGCGCCGAGTTGAGCGACTAAAAGAGCCACCCCTGCCCGCACTGTTTACCCCCAAAAAAGCGACGGCGCTTGGTCACCTGGGAGGATGAGGACCGCGCCGCCGCCGGAGCCCCGAGTCAGCCGTCGCCTATCTCGGAGCCGCCGTATGCCATAACATAGTTTGAGGCTTGCGCCTCATTGCAGTTCATGCAATAAATTTGCCCGTGGAACTAGGAGATCCATGCCGGCCGGGGGGCCGGGGGGCGATCCCAACGGAGAGCACCATGACGAACCCAAACCGGGCTCCGCCCGGCTACTTCTACGACTCTGCCACCCACGACTACGTCCTCGATCCGGCCGGGACCTACTCGCATGCGGGGGCCACGTCGCCCACGATTGATCCAGGCGGGACTTATTCGGCCGCGGGGGCATCGAACCCCACAGAGGACCCGCAGGGGACCTATTCGAGCGGCGCCGCGCTGAATCGGATGGTCATCGTCCACGACAACGACGCGCCAAGCACGATGGCGCTCGCGTTCCACAACGCGATAGCGGTCGAGAACTATTTCGGGATCAATTCCGGCGAGGCGCATCTCGCGCAGGAGTTCTTCAGTCAGAACTACGACATCGCTGGCGCGACGCTTTATATCGTCCGCGAAGGCCTCGGGCAGCGGCCGCACCTCTACAGCGGCAATCTCGCCAACCTCAATTCGAACCACCTCAAGGGCTCGCTGTCGATCGACTTCAACGGGCGGCGCTACACGGCGAGCCTGGATCTGCACCACATGAATCTGGCGGACGCGGCGGTGGCGCTGATGCATTCGCTGAACACGAACCGGTCGTTGTTGGCGACGACGACGGGCGCTTCGATTGTGGCTGAGGCGACGACGTTCACGGCGTCGTTCAACCGGGCTCAACTGGACGTGACAGCGGTGACGCCTGGGGAGGCGCTGTATGTTGGGGGCGAGGTGACCGGCGCGAACATGCTGCCGATCTCCAACTCCAACAACCAGATCATCAGCGAGCACCTGAACCAGGGCGGGACGGCCGGCGGACCCGGGCACTATTCGACCTTCGGCGAACTAGGCTCGTCGGGTTCAGAGACGATGACCGAGACGTTCGGGATATTGACCTTGGGGACGACGACGGGGACCGTCGAAGCCGGCGACGAATTGGTGGGGCCGGGCATTCCGGCGGACACGGCGATCGTGTCGCCGTGGGGCACCAGCGGCAATCAGTGGTTGGTGAACAACGCGATCGACATCACGGGCGACTGGAAGATCATCGCGCCGCCGCTCTACGTGCTCGACCGCGCGATCCACGGCGACACGGTCAACCACGACTTCTTCGACATCTCGCCGCAAGGGGCATTCGGGTTCGACCAGAATCCCTCGACGCTGACCTACGCACACGGCTCGCTGGCGGCCGATCTGCGGCTCGATCGACCGGACGGCGCAATCCTGTCTTCGCCGGGCGGGCAGCACGAAAGCATCGACAATTTCATGAACGCGGTCACCCATTTTCGCGACCAGTTCGGGGACCCGGTGCACTTCGGGTCCTACCAGACGAACAGTCCGAAATTCGAGCCGCTGCTCGCGCCGTGGGCGATGACGAGCGAGGGGCTTGGGCATGAATTCCTGACCTCAACGATCGCAACGACGCCGGCAGGAATCAACGGGCCGATAATCGACCCGTATGGAACGCACAGCCCAGCGGGGGCCAGCGCGCCAATCCTCAACCACGCATGAAAGGACGCTAGGATGACGACCTCCCCTCCCACAAGATTGTTAATCGACTGGGAGAACGACACTCCCGGCGATACGCCGCTGAAATTCACCTCGTGGCAGGCTGTCTCGGACTATTACGGTCTGAGCGACGCCCGCACTGCGATGGCGAGGAGCTATTTCGCCACCTATCCAAAGGGGACGTTGTGGATCGTGCGCGACGGCTTGGGCCAACGCCCGCACCTCCTCGGCGCGAACATCTCCACCGTGCCGATCTCTACGTTGCAGCAATTCGGCACCGGCCCGATCGACATCAACTTCAACGGCTGGGACTACCATGGGAACGTGAATCTTTCGGCGGTGACCAGCGACGCCCAGGCGGCTCAAGCGGTCTTTAAGGCGATTAACGCGCACCGTCAGACGCTCGCCACTCTCTCCGGCTCGATCCAGTCGAAGATCACCGACTTCATGGGCCACTTCACGCGGGCGCAGCTTTACGTCGAGAGCGTCCAGTCTGGCACGATGGAGGTCGGCGGCCTCGTCGATGGCCCAGGCGTCGTGCACTCGACCAACGTGAATCGCGAGATCATCAACTCTCATACGCCGCAACCCGGCGACGTGGGCTACTTCTCGACCGCGAACCGCATCGGGCAGTCGCCAGGGTATCCTGCGCCCGAGGCAATGACCGAATCGTACGGCGTCCTGACGGTCAACAACGTGACGTCTGGCTCGATCCATCCCGGCGAGCAACTGATCGGCACGAACGGCACGACACTTCCGCTCGATACGGCGATCATTGCGCCCTACGGCACCTCCGGCAACGAATGGCTCGTGAACAACGCGGTCGACATCCGCGGCGACTTCAAGGTGATCGCGCCCAACCTCACGGCCCAAAACAACTTCTTCACCGGGGCGACGGCGAACAACGACTTTATCGAGATCCAGCCCAACCTCGCCTTCGGCTACGATGCGAACCCGTCGACACTGGGCTACGCCACCGGCAGCGCGGCGGATTTGCTGGGGCTCAGCCAAGCCCGCGGCGCCATCGATAGCTCGCCCGGGGGCCAGCATGAGTCGGTGAACACGCTGATGAACGGCTACGTCAGCGCTCTCGACAATACCGGCATGCCGACAAACTTCACTCAGGTTCAAACCAACGATCCGCGCCTCGCTCCGGCGATTCAGGCCTGGGTCGCGGCGACGCCGGGCTACACGTTCATCTAAGTTTAGGGCCGACGGGCTCTTTCAGAGGCAACGCTACTGTTGCACGGAGGACTAGGTATGACTGATTACACATGGAATAACCCGCTCTCGGGCAACTGGGACACGCCGGGAGACTGGACGCCGTACACCGGCAGCTTCCCGGGTTCCAGCGACATCGCGGAGCTTCTCGGCTCATCGTCGACCACCGCGCTTGTCACTAACACAGACGCCGCCTACGAGCTTTTCGTCGAGAATCCCCGCGCCAAGCTCGACATTACCAGCTCCCCCGCCAACCTCTACGTCTACAACGAGCTTTACCAGACTGCCGGGGCGGTCAACTCGGTCAACTCGGGCTATGAGTATCTCGAAGGCCTGAGCTATCTCTACGGCGGCTCGCAGTACGTCGCGTCAGACGGCCGGATCATCAACTATGGCACCGTCTATCAGGACGGCACCCGGGTGACGCTGGGTCCGAACGGCGAAATCTACAACGCCTCTGGCGCGTACTGGGACATCCTCGACAACGGCGGGATCGGCCAGACAGGCGCTTCATCAATCGTCAACTACGGCGTGTTCGAGAAGACCGGCGGTAGCGGCGATAGCCGCATCGCAGGCGCCTTCCAGAACAACGGCAACGTGTTTGTCGGCGTCGGCAAGCTAGAGTTTCGCTTCAACGAAACCGGCGGGGGGACTGAGGAGTTGTTCAACCACGCGAGCACACTCCAGTTCGACCGTGAAGCTTCAGGACTGGTCAACTTCACGAGCTTCGGCCAAACGATAATCGCGAAAGACCTGTACGACTTTCATCCGCTGATCGACAATTTCCAGGCCGGGGATACGATCAAGGTGACAGGAGCGTGGGCCGAGACCAACTATTTCTACAATGGCACCAACACCATCGTGGATCTAGAGCGAGGGGGCATTACCGAGGCGGAAACCTTCGCTGGCTATGTCCCGGGGATTCAGGTGCATACGGGACTGGCGAACACCACCATCACTCACGCCTGACGGGGGGTCTGGGCGTTCACCCGGTTATCCCGGCGGCGGAAGGTGACCTGTCCGTCGAGAGCGCGCCTAGAGGCGGGGCCGGTCCCCTAACGGCACGACCGGCCCCGTTGATTCAAAGGGCAAGATAGTCCGTGATCAGCCCGACATCGGCCCACGCCGTCAGATTCTTGGGGATGCCAGACTGATTGCAGTCGTAGCCGCCCACGTAGAGACTGTTCTTGTCAAAGGGCGACAGCGCAACCGTTCGACAAGCCATTTGGGCCTGTGTGCTCGTCTGAGGAAGCTTACGCCACGGTTTGAAGACGCCGTCATGTAGGATGACGAGGGTCGCGACTGAGGCCCCATGCTGGCCGGCGATGACGCATAGCGACTGATCCGGCATCGGGACGACGCAAAAGTTGTTGTAGGCCGTGATGCCTTTGCTGACCGAGCACAGTTCGACTCCTTTCTTCGTCACCGGATCGAGGCTGACGATATAGGCGTTGTTGCTCGAGCAGTTCGCCATCCAGAGCGTCGTCGCGCCCGCGACGAGACCAGGCGGCAGCTTGGTGCCATTGTGCGGAGCTGTGATCGCGGTCATGCCGCGCAGCGCCCCGAGCGCGTCGCTGGTCGCCCCTGGATCGGGATTCGTCCACCACAGGGTCCACGTCTTATGCTGGTTGTTGCGCACGAAGACCTGTTCGCCGATCGAGCAATAAAGCGTGCCCGCGATCTCGGCGAAGCCCATGATGCGCTTCAGGCCCATGTAGCCCGTCGGGACAAGTTCGGGGTGCGCGTCCCACGCGATGCTGCCTGCGACCGTGTGGTTGTAATAGCCCGCGAAGACGCCCTGATCCGAGCCGGCGAAGACGACCTCGGTTCCGTCGCGTTGAACGTAGCTGTGGAATGAACGGACTTGGGTGCCGCCCCAGGTCGTTCCGAGCGGAACCATGAGCCAATTGCCGGCGGCTTGGCGAATGGCGATCTCGGAGGGGCCTGCCCAAAAGCCGGTTGCAAGCGTGCTGAATTTCTTGGACGGGAAATTCAGTTCGGCCACGCAATTGCAGACCATCATCTTCATCGGGAAAGCGAAGTCGACGAGCCATGGCCCGTTAGCATGATCCTGGCGCAGCATCTTGGGGCCGGTTTCGGTCGTGGGGGCGTCCCACTGGCCGGTCGCCAGAAAGAGCGAACCCCCGTGAGGCAAGAACATCCGCGCTTCGGTCGCCGCCGTCGTCGTCGTGGGGTTGAAACTCAGGGCGATTGTCATCGTTGTTCTCCTATTGCAAACCGTGCAACATTGCATTACATGCAATGCGGACCTATTGCTTTCTAACACAAGATCGCTGATATAGATCGGGCTGGCCGGTGCTGAGAACACCGGCCTAGCCCTAACCACCATCGAGAAGGAAGCTCGACAATGGCTGATTTCCCTTTAGACCAATGGTTCGACCTAACCAAGCCAATCTCTCGGGATGACCGGGATCTGTGCGAGGCGCAGATGGCTTTGAATGTATACATCATTCCGCGGAAGAATTCGCGCGCGACGACGAGCGCACTGGGTTGCGCGCTCACGTCAACACTGCCGAGAGCCTGCACGCACTGTTAAAGCGCGCCATTATCGGCGTCTGGCATTGGATCAGCGACAAGCACCTTGGCCGTTATCTCGCCGAAACGGTGTTTCATTGGAATCGACGAGAAACATTCGAGGGCAGGCTCGCCACCGTCTTCGGTTCACGCCATGGTCCGCTGCCGCTCAAGGCGTTGCTGCCATGAAATCCGCTCGCATCCTACGCGCCGACCGGCTGCAACAATCGATGAATATCGGCAAGGAACAACGCCTTCTTCAGTTCATTCGGGACTATCGCCGTGTTGCCGTCCAGATCGGACCAAGGCACTGGCGGCTGTTCTTTGAGGTGGGCCAAATCGATAAGAACATGCCTGCCACAGACCTCAACCACGTTTGTGGCGCCGCGCCCGTCCAGATGGCCACCCGTCAAGTCGCTGAACAGATTAAGTCTTGGATTAGCAATCGCGCCAACGAATTCGGCAACATCGTGCGTGGCTGTAAACTACCCCCTGAGTTGCGAAAACAGCTTTATGCCATCAATCGCAGCCGCGCCTGGTTCTCTTCAGCGCCTCTGAAGGGCATCGATGACGCAATGCGCGTACTGGCGCGCCGCATCATGCGCCACGTCATGGCACAACACCGGCGGCCAGACCTTTCACGTCTCTCGCCGCGCCTCGACGATCGCATCGCGCTTTCGGTCGCCCCGTCGCGAAAGGCAAAACATTCCGCCCTTTGGGCGACCCTGCGGCTTCCGAGTCGGGGTCGTATCGAAATTCCCCTTCACCCGACCAAATATTTTAAGAAGCGCGGCGGCGAGTTGTGTCCCGTCGTCCAGCTTTGCACGGAACGCAATGGTGCCGTCGGCGTCCGATTGATTTCTGACATCACCGAGAAGTGCGAGGGTAATCGCGCCGCCTATACGCCCAAAATCGACAATCTCGGCATCGATTTTGGGCTCGTCACATTGCTGGCAACCAGTGAAGGTGATCTTCATGGGCGCGGTCTGCTCGCAGACCTCCAGCCGATCGATCGAGAGATCACCGGCATCGCCCGGCATCGCCAACGCACGGGCGGCAAACCTCGCGACAGTAAGCGCTATTGCCAACTCGTCGCCAGAGTCCGAGGAATGCTTAGGACGCGCATTAATCGCGCCTTCAACCGCATCATTGAAACCCGCGCGCCGGCCGAATTGACCATCGAGCGTCTCAATTTTCAGTCGCCAGACCTGTCGAAACGGATGAACCGCATCCTTCAGAATTGTGGTCGCGCGGTGTTTCAGGCGAAGCTCAAAGACTTCGAAGAACGCTTCGGCCTCGTCATGTCTGAAGCGCCATCGCCCTACACCTCGCAGGAATGCTCATCCTGCGGTTATGTCGATCGGCGCAATCGCCGGTCGCAATCCAAATTTCTGTGCCGCTTTTGCGGAATGCAGAAGCACGCCGACGTCAATGGGGCTTGCACCGTGAAAGGCAGACGTTCTGCCGGATTGGGTGACAAGTTCCTGACGAAGGGTGCAGTCCTTGCAGCTCTGGTTCGCCAGTTCTGTGAGAGACATCCACGGTCGCAGGGAGCGGCCGCCGACCCGCGTTTCTCCAATCCTTACTTCAAGGCTTGGGCAGGCGCGGCGAGGAATGCGCTTGAAACACAAGGTCTAGCGTCTTGTGCTTAAAAGCAATAAATCCCCGCGCTAGGGATGTTCGATGAAACCGCCGCTCGAATTCAGCAAGGCCCCGTTCCCCTGGTTCGGTGGCAAGCGCCATGCGGCGGAACACGTCTGGGCCGCGCTCGGCGATGTCGACCACTACGTCGAGCCGTTTTGCGGCACGATGGCGGTGCTGCTGGAGCGGCCGCACCCGTGCAACCGGCCGTACTACAGCGAAACGGCTTGTGACGCGGATGGTCTCCTCGTCAATGCCTGGCGATCGATCCAATGGTATCCCGACGAGGTCGCA